TAAGATTACATTGTGTCAGCGATAACCTTCGAGTACTACTTTATCCACTTAAGGGCGAGGCAGTTTTATAACTTAACATGATAATAGATGCATCTATCGTACAATTCATGTGTCAGTCCCCTCTGTTTCATACTCACTTTATTAAAGTATCGCCACCACAATGTTAAACAAAGCACCAACTCTGCTAGAAGCTTTAGCTTAGTAACCTGTGAAAGCTCACTGGCTCTATCGGTTAGCACACGCTAACAGAGTCGAGAGGTTTATTCTAATAGTGTTCTAAATACTACCTCATGATATAGTATAACCTGTCAAGGTTCACATTCGAATAGCTCTCAGTGCTTTATTATATTTCTATTTTATCTTGTAAATCTAATTCTATATCCATCTCACTTGCTGTTAGATAAGTAGTTGGATAATATCCAGTATCTACACCATCTTCACTTGCAACAGTACCACCTGGAAATTCTATAAAATACTTACGAATATTTCTATTTAATCCTGTATCCCAGTATACTACACCAATTACAATATGTTCTTCACCATCTGTATCTTTACATTTATATTTACCTGTAACATGTATCATTTACATAATCTCCTGTTTTGGTCACGTTTATCTAAATCTTGTATAAGTATCGCACACACGTATAATGTTGAGTGTATGACTATGTTTACGAGCAAATAAGGACAATACATCAGCCCCAATGTGTTATACTGTCCCTATTTACACCGTTTAACTACTTCGTAAAGGCTCTTACGAGCCTATGCTAGAAGTTAATTACCTCTTCTTCGTGACGTTCTTGCGCATCAGCGAAGGATTCTAATTGCTTCTTAGTAAATGGGTACTCAGTACCTGTCTTGGTATTCTCGAACCAATACATCTTCTCATTATTGTATTCAGAGTATTGACCTGTGTAATTACAAGATACAAAGATTGAACTGTTGTTAATAACAAAGACTGCTTTGATTTCTTGTCCTGCTGCTATTGATTCCATAGATAGAACCTACCTTTCTGTTTTGAATTGAAAATTAACGTAAAAAGCAAATTAAAAAAGTGCTTTGGGTGGGTACGGTATGAATGTTATAGCCTCCACTAAAATGCCCCAATTTTTCCCATTTTACCTCTTGCGATTGTTTTTTTAAAAATCATGTTTTATAAAATCTGTGTAATCATATTATTTCTAGGTAACTTATAGAAAATAAATAATGGTTGCAATTATTACACTTTCTTATATAAATTATGTATATATGAAAAAAATGTATAAATTAATTATTATATACAATGAAGATGAAGCAGAATGTGAGACCTTAATAGAGTTTTTTGACACAATATACGATGATACTGAAATAGAAGTTGAAGATTATTATGATAAAGATATAAGAGATGGTCTTATAGAAATGCAAGTTATGGGGGAAGCATGAGGTCTTATACCGTTAATAACAAACGCCACCACGTCTTTGAGGACGTGGATGAAGTGCCAGGAAACATTGATTACTTATATGACTGGAGACATGGCAATCTTGGAGATTGGGTGTTAACAGATGATGGATGTGTACTACAGATACTTAGAACAGGTACTATGTTTAGAAGTAAAGGTAGTTTAAAGAAGGTAGACTACGTAGGTACATGTACTGGTACATTCTTAAAAGATGGTAAGATGAAGATGGATGCAGATAGAAGAGAGAACATCTATTCTTTATCTGGCAAGAAATCATCTAAGGATGTATTAGAGGATAGAAAAGAATTAACTGCAAGAGAAGAATTGTTTATTCACAACTTGCAAAAGAATATGACTTTAAAAGATGCATATATAAATGCATATAAGACTGATAATGAGAAGTATGCTGAAACAAGAGCAATGCTACTTATTAAAACAGAGAGGGTACAAAAGAAAATGAAAGAACATTTAAAGCCTATATTAGAAAAATTAGAGATAGATGAAGAGTTAGTATTAGATGGTATTAAGATTATTGCCACTACTGCTGAAAAAGACTCTGATAGATTAAAGGCCTTAACAGAGTTATCTGAAGTATTAGAAATAAAAGATAAGGGAGTTAAGGTTCAAGAGATAACAGGTATGGCCTCTAAAGAATTGTTTAGTGGTTTTACAGATGAAAGTGTTGAAAGACCTAAATTAAAGGAGTAATTATGCCTAGAAAGAAAAAGGGAAGTAAAGGATTATACGCTAACATACATGCAAAGCGTAAAAGAATTAAAGCAGGTAGTGGAGAAAAGATGAGAAAGCCTGGTGCTAAAGGCGCTCCTACTGCTAAAGCATTTAGAAGGTCTAAGAGGACTGCTAAGAAAAGATGAATGAAACTAAAAGAGTAAAGATAGAAACGCCTATAGGTAGCATAGAAAGTGATTCAGGTAATCATTTTGTAGACATAGCCAGTGTTATGCTTATTATTCTTTGTGTTTTAATGTTTAAAAAAATTATGAAACTATAGGAGATATAATGGCTAAAATTAGTTACAAAGATGCTAAGACAGGTAAACCTATGAGTAAAAAGACTGTAGAAAGCTTTGTTAAAAAACATACTAAACCTAAAATTAAAAAAGAAGGTATAGTGTATAAAGTTGTTAATAATAAATATAAAGAAGGTGTATAATGCCTAAATCACCAGCATGGCAAAGGAAAGAAGGCAAGTCTCCTAGTGGAGGTTTAAATGCTAAAGGTAGAGCTTCTGCAAGAAGGCAAGGTAGTAATTTAAAGGCTCCTGTTACTCAGAAGAATCCTAAAGGTAAAGCAAAGTCTAGAAAAGCTAGTTTCTGTGCTAGAATGAAAGGTATGAAGAAAAAATTAACAGGTTCTAAAAAACGTAGAGACCCTAATAGTAGAATTAATAAGTCACTTAGAAAGTGGAGATGTTAATGAAACTTCACAAGTGAAAAAAAAATAAAAAGCCTCATCCAGTTGGGATGAAGCATAAAAAGAAAAAGGGTTACAGAAAAGGTAACTCTAAATACAAAGAAGGAGTATAATATGCCTTACGGTCCAGGTACATATGGAAAAAAAAGAGGGAGACCTCCAGTTAAGAAAAAGAAAAAAATGGTAAAGAAAAAAAGAAAATAATGGCAAACATCAATTTTCATAATGTATCTAAGGAAGAAAAGTTACTAAGGCAAGCGTATACTGATATGATTGCTTTTGGTAAATTATTTTTACCTCAAGATTATATGAGAAGTGAAACGCCTTGGTTTCATTACCAAATAGCAGACAAAGTAGATGATAAGTCTATAAAGCAGTTAGCTATTATAATGCCTAGAGGACATGGTAAAACAGTTCTTACTAAGTGCGATATATTAAAGTCTTTTTGCTTTAATGGTAAAGAGAAAGAATGGGGCTTGTCAGATGTTGATGAGCCTTTGTTCTATGGCTGGGTGTCTGCTACTGCAAAGCTTGCCACAGGGAATATGGATTATATAAAAACTCACATTGAAACAAATGAGAGAATTAAATATTACTTTGGTGACTTGAAAGGAAAGAAATGGACAGAAACAGACATAGAGTTTTCAAATGGGTGTAAGCTCATTTCTAAATCTAATATTTCAGGGATTAGGGGTGGTGCAAAACTACACAAAAGATACGACCTTATCGTATTGGACGACTTTGAGGACGAGAACAATACAATTACTCCTGAAGCTAGAGCAAAAAACTCCAACCTTATTACTGCTGTGGTATTCCCTGCTCTTGAGCCTCATACTGGGAGGTTACGTATTAATGGGACTCCTGTCCACTTTGATAGTTTTATTAATAACCTTATTGTTAATTATGAGAAATCTGTATCGGAAAATAAAAAGTTTTCTTGGGATGTTGTTTTGCATAAAGCGATAACAGAAAAAGGTGATGCATTATGGGACAGTTGGTTTGGACTAAAAGAATTAGATAGAAAGAAAAAGTTCTATGCAGACTCAGGTTCTCCTCACAAATTCTATCAAGAATATATGATGGAAGTACAAAGTGAAGATGACTCTGTATTTAGTAGAGACCATATTAATTATTGGCAAGGTGGCTATATGTATGACCAAGATGCAGGTATTGGTTACATATTAAAAGATTCAGACAATCCTGTTCCTGTGAATGTATTTGTAGGAGTAGATTGTGCAACTGATGTTATAAGAAGAGATAGTGACTATACAGTTTTAATGGTAGTTGGTGTTGATGAGTTTAATAAAGTTCAT